TACGATGCTATGTTTGAAGGTGACGAAGAGCGCATGCATGCAGCTAATAATGCTGTAGGGTATTATGAATCAATGGGTGGGATAGCGTGCCCCGAGTACCCAGGCTTTTAAAGGAGAAATAGAATGGAAAATGATAACAGAGTAGATTTGCCTTATGTAGCATCTAGATTAATGGGAATTGCAAATGTTAAAGATAAGGATTTAAGAAAAAAAATAGAAGAGTTTAGAGAGGAGTGTTTACGTAATATTGGTGTAAATGTGGTTAACGAGCAATGGGGGGAATAGAATGAAAGAATTAACAGAAGCAGCAAATAAAATGAATAAAGTTTTACATGAGTGTGAAAACAGCGGTGAAAATGTTGACACTACATTAAATGAGTTAAGTAAGATAAAAGTCCACGGCGTTGTATTTCCAACGCTAATGTTACTGGAGATTATAGGTAAGTTTGCAGAAGGTGCTACAAAAAGACATGAAGCAAAATTTAATACTGGTACTGAGGAACGTGAAGTTCAGAATAAATACTCTGATGTATCGGAGAAGTGGAATAAAATACATTAATGGACATAAATAAAGTACCTATGGTACGTGTGACGTGGGTTGACGCACGTGATACAGAAACAGGTTGGCTTGACATAAAAGAAGTTATGGCTGCACCGTTGGCAATATGCCAGGAAGTTGGCTGGTTGGCTGTTAATAATGATGAGAAAGTTGTTATCATGCGGTCATATAGTAAAGATAAAGATGATACATCAGGTGGTGGTGCGATTGCTATTCCACAGGGTTGGATTAAAAAAATAGAATACTTACAGGTGGGACATGCAGACGTACGAAATTAATTTATGGTTAAATAAGAAAGTTATTGAGAAAATAGTAAAACAGTTTGATAAAGATGAGGATGTGATGGCATATATCAAAGATAATTTTGATACTACACCAGATCCAGAGTTTCCTTCATTAGATCCTACGCGTGGTTATACACGGCCCAAGGCTTCTCAATATATTATTACCTGGGCTAAAGTACATACATATGTACGTAAGAAAGGTCCTACAAGAATAGAGTTAAGTGAAGATGAGAAAGAAATTCAGAAAACCTTGGAGGCATCAATAACAAAAGAAGCTATTGATGAATGGGGTCATAATGAGATGATGCGACAAGTAAGAAAAGAATATTGGAGTCACCCAGATGCCAAAGGCCTCGAAGAAAAAAGATAAAGAAGGGTTAACACCCAAACAAAAGAAGTTTTATGATGTTATTAAATCATTTGTAAAGGCTAATGGTTACGCACCATCATATGAAGAAATGAAACAATTAAATGGTATGCATTCTAAAAGCCATGTACATGGTTATGTGCATAGACTCATAGCACGTGGTTGGCTTAAAAATGGGAATGGCAGAAATCGGTCAATTTCTATTGTATGAGACAGATGTATAGTGTATATTTTGCTCAAAAGTTTTTTAAGTTTATTAAATACCGGGATACAGGTGCCACAGTGACACAATTGACGATTAAGTTATATAATTCAATGGTTTACTATGTGGCACCTATGTGTCACTACTCTAAACAACGCAAGGCACTTTTTTGTTTTTTAAGAACTAAAATGAGTAAAAACTCAACTATACAGCGGGTTACAGCATGATAGATAAAAGATTAACTAGTGACACAAGTGGTGACACAAAAGATATGTCATTAAAGTATCCTAAAGATGGCGAAGGTTTGACAGATAAACAAAAAATCTTTGTTAAAATATATGCTGAGAATGAAGGTAGATTGACACCAACAGAATGTGCAAGACAAGCTGGTTATTCAGAAGGCTCTGCTAATGTTACATCATCCTTATTATTAAATGGTAAAAGATATCCAAAGGTTGTAGAAGCTGTCATTGCTAGACGTGCTGAAATTGAAAAAACACATGAGGTTAAATTAAATAAACATGTACAAGAATTGGCCAGACTTCGTGAGAAGGCACTTGGTGAAAAGTCTTATAGTGCTGCTGTTAATGCTGAGCGCTTGCGAGGGCAGGCTGCGGGATTGTACATTGACCGTAAAGAAATCAGAACAGGCGCTATTGACAGTATGTCCCGTGAAGAAGTTTTAGCTAAGCTAAAGGAGATAGGATTAGATGGATCGTTTAAAAAAGAGGGTAATGAAACTGTCCTCTCAGTCGAAGAGGAATCCAATAGCAAAGAGCTTAAAGACATCACTCCAGTACAAACAAAAGATAGTAAAGGACAAGACAAAGTATGACCGTAAAACCAGAAACAAGTTTCTGGAAGAGTTTAAAGAAATCATTAGAGGGTGGTGAATATATTGTTTCACGCCTTGAAAGTTATGTTACGCCAGGATTCCCAGATTGCCTTATTTATAACAAGGTTACAGGTTTCTTCACATTAGAATTAAAGATAGCGCAAGCTAATAAAAAAGTCACTATATCACCCTTCCAAATTGCATGGAATATGCGTCATGCTTTAGCAGGAGCGAAGTCATATATCTTAGTTGGGGGGCTACCCAACGCCCATGTCAAACTGTTTCATGGGTGCAAAACCAAGGAACTTGCCCAAAGCACCGTGGATCTCGTACCCGGGTTGTACGAGGGAAGGCTCGAGGGCCTTAATCTCGCTAACTCTCTAACTCCCTAACTGCGGCAACGTGTCACATTGACATCGGACCACGCAGCTGGCGCCCGGCGCCCGCGGGACAAACTCCAAGCTCAAACTCCTGTTAACCGCAGAAGTCCGCCATTTTATTTACCAGCCCGGGATCCAGGAGCTGCAGCTCAGGCCAGGAAGCAGGATGCAAACTCTGAAACTCCCGCAGTTTTCCTAGGTTTCTTGAGGGATACCTCATGCTTCAGGACTGGCCGGGCCCGCTGCGCAAACGCTGATGCCCCAGCTTAAAAGTTATCCACAACAAATTTTGTGGAGAGGTTGCATGTGATGTAATTAGGTGTTATATTATAGGTAGAAATATAATAAAGGAGTTAAATATGGTATTACCAGAAGATAGCAACAATGTTTTAGTAGATGTGTTGCAACAAATAGCTGATTCTTTAGATAAGAATACAGACATACTAAATAGAATAGCAAATCATTACGATGGGGTTGTTCCTGTTATGACACGCAATGCTAAACGATTAGAAGAATCACAAGAAGATAACCGAAGTGCATTAGACAAGATGTACGAATCAGTATTTAATAACTGATTCTCTAACTCCCAATCTCCGCGACATGATGTCGCGGGGATAACCTGTGGATAACTTCCCGCCCGGGCCCGCTGCGCGCTCAGGAAGTCTCTAACTCTTAATCTCCCCGAAATCTGCCATTTTTGTTCCATCGATTTCCAGCATGCTGTTTGGGCACCGGGCGCGCCCGGCGAATAAACTAAACTTTCTGAAAAATTTTGTGGCTGTTTTCTGGGATTTTTTATTGCCCGGGTGTTGACATGCACCAGCAGCTGCGTTATATAACCAGGAGCTGCAGGTGATGCAGCGTAAGAATTAGAAAGGAAGACATGCCACTACTACTAGTATTACTGCCAGTTAAACTATACATTCTCTGGGTTATCCTGAACATCTTGTTTGGGGGCTAACTCCCTAACTCCTCGAACGACTGCAATTGAAGATCCGATGGGTCTGCACATTCAGGAGCTGGGCCCGGGAACCGAAGTTCCTGTGGTTGACACGAATCACATTTCGTGATACAACTGCAGATAGAAAGAGAAAGGATTACTATGATTCGTTGGAACAAATGGACTAGAGATTATACATATACTTATGAATGGCATGATGGCATGTGGACACTTATCCACAGGAAAAGTAATCGACCCATTGTACATTGGGTGAAGTCATGGTATAGTACATTATGTGTTGGTAGCCGCACATATAAAAAAGGACTACCATTTAGTTAGTACCTTGATAGTAACAAATCTTCCGATTGTTCCTTGATAGCAACAACTAAGAGGCAAGATAAACGGAGTTATTCGGCTCTTGCCTCCCAAACTCTTTAACTCCACGCTAGCTGGATAGTTATCCACAGCTTATCCACACCTTCGGTTGCCCGGCGCGCCCGGCGTACAAACTCCATAACTCCCAGTAATAAAGATAACATTTCCTGGATTTCCGTTGTCCTGCCCGGGCACGCAGGTGAACCAGCTGAGTTCAGGCGTAAAAAAAGGGGGATAAATTATCCCCCTTTATAACTGAATATGAACTACAAATCTATTCAGTTAATCCTAACCTTCTAACTAGGTAACCTATATCAGACTGCATGTGTCTGATTAATTCTTTGCCACCATTGTCTGAATTTTGTGATGCCCATTCAACAAGTGAATTACACAACACACCACAGATTAGTTTCCAATCTGCACTAGAAGTCAGAGGCACTTTAACATCAGCAATCTTATCTAAGTTGCCAAGTTCTTTTTCAATCTTTAAATGGTCAATCATCTCTTTCATAAGAGGTGCAATGTCAGTACCATTTGAAGTTATCATTGGTAAATTATCGGTCATTGTAGTTCCTTAATAATAAAAGTTATAACACCTATCAACTAATAGACAGGCGAAGTTAGTAATATAGTATATCGCCACGAGGGTGGCGATAAACACAGTAAATTCAATTAATAATAGAGCGTATATTTTTGCTCTTTGTAATAGTCTAAACATCTTGTCCGTTTATCTGTATTACAGTTTCGGGGTTGATGTTAGCCCATCTTCTATGATTAGGGTTTAAGCCATTACCAACACGATATACTAATACATAATTAGCACTTTCGTTAATACTATCTCTAGTACCAATGTTAGTATGACGCCAAGCATGAGTACCTAAGATACCACGCTTAATCTTGGATACATCACCTTTGTTATTTATCCATTTGCAAGAGAAGAAACCCATTCCTACTCTTGTCTTGAAGTCATCTTTAGTCATTGTAGTTCCTTTCGATTTCTAATTAAATGAGTATCATAGTTAATTAACTAATTATATAGTTAATTAAATTAATTGTGGATAACCTGTGGATAAGTCGGCACTAGATGTAGTGGTGCGACAAAATGCCGCGGCCCGGGACCTACTAGATGTTGGGGTGCGACACAATGTCGCAGGCGGCGCCCGGGCATTAGCTGGCGCTAACGCCTGCCCGACTAACCTAGCCGCTCACAAGCTCTAACTGCAAGGGGGGAGCCCCCTATAGCATTCCGGAGTCCCTTTATTTTTGCTTCGGCATGTTCGTCAGTGACAATGTGGTAGAAAATTGTTTGATATTAGTTTATTGTGCATTATCTAAAAAATTTTTAAAAAATGGAAAACACTTCTAAATTAGAGAAACTAGATACTAATACCCTTAAGCTTATTCTTAAAAACGCTATGGAAGAGACGCGTGAAAAGCAACAAGGTGATTTTATGCAGTTTGTTAAAAAGGTTTGGCCAGAGTTTATTGAAGGTAATCACCACAAAATTTATGCAGAAAAATTAAATCGTATTGCAAATGGTGAGCTTAAAAGACTTATTGTCAATATGCCACCTAGACATACAAAGTCAGAATTTGCGTCGCATTTATTTCCGGCGTTTTACATGGGTAGGCATCCTAAAGCAAAACTTATACAAACAACACACACAGGAGAATTAGCTATTCGGTTTGGTCGTAAAGCTAAAAACCTTATTGAATCGGAGGAATATAATGCTGTATTTCCAGAAGTTACTTTGGCAGCAGATTCGAAAGCTGCAGGACGATGGGAGTCAAACCACAAAGGTGAGTATTTTGCTGCTGGAGTTGGCGGTGCTATTACCGGTCGTGGGGCTGACTTACTTATTATCGACGATCCTCACTCAGAGCAAGATGCACTATCTCCTCATGTTCTTGATGCTCATTATGAGTGGTATACTTCTGGCCCTCGTCAAAGGCTTCAGCCAGGGGGCGCTATAGTATTAGTCATGACCCGTTGGTCCATTAAGGATTTAACAGGAAAATTGTTAGACGCTCAAAATAAAAGTGATGCAGCAGATCAATGGGAAGTTGTTGAGTTTCCAGCTATTATAAATGATAAACCTATGTGGGGTAATTTTTGGTCCATGGACGGTCTGAATTCTGTTAAAGCTTCTATACCACACACAAAGTGGCAAGCACAATGGATGCAGCAACCTACGTCTGAGGAAGGTGCCCTTATAAAACGTGAGTGGTGGCAAAAGTGGGAAAAAGAAGAAATACCAAAATTACAATATGTTATTCAATCGTATGATACGGCATTCTCTAAAAAAGAATCAGCCGATTATTCTGCAATTACAACCTGGGGTGTATTCGAACCAGAGGATGGTG